CAGCAGTACCGGAGGAGGCGTATCTGATGGCCGCACCGACGTTTGACGCAGCGAGCAGTGGAACCTCGAATGAGTCCAGCACGCTGAACTTCAACCACACCTGTACGGGTAGCGACAGGGTGTTGGTGGTGGGTGTGGGGACCGACGTGACTATCAACTCGGCGACCTACAACTCAGTGAGCATGACCGCCGTGGCTGCACAACAGGGCACGGTGCGGATGTTCTACCTAATTGCCCCAGCTACCGGATCGAACCAAGTCTCGATCACGATGAGTGCCAATGGGTTCAACACCGGTGGCGCTGTCAGCGTGACGGGAGCAGACCAGACCACCCCGGTCGACGTCGAGAACGGCGCAGCGGGGCAGAGCGTGAGCCTGACGACCACGGTGGACGACTGCTTCCTGGTTGACGTTGGCTACTTCGACGGGGAGGGCTCCGCCCCGTCGGTGGGCGCAAGTCAGACCGAGCGGTGGAGCGTGTCCATCGAGTCACACCCTGGCTTCGGGTCGTCCGAAGTCGCAGGCACCGCCGGGTCATACACGATGAGCTGGTCGGGTGGCGACCAGGACGACATTCAAGCCGTTGCCATTGCCCCGGTGGGCGGTGACGTAATGATTCCAACTTTCGCGGCCCGACGTGGGCAGCAGTACCGCAGGAAAAGGATCTGATATGGGCCGGATGTACACGGCAAACGTCTCTGTCTCGGTGAGTGCCGTGCAGGACTTCTTCGAGATCGTCGGTCCGTCCGACGCCATCACGGTGATTCACAAGGTCACGATCATCCAGAGCAGCGAGGCTGGCGATGCGAACGCAGAGATGCTGCGGGTGCAGATCAGCCGGTCTACAGGGACCTCGGGCTCTGGCGGCTCCACGCTAACGCCCAGGCCGCACGAAGAGGGCGACGCTGCGTATGGCGGGACGGTGGAGGCGAACAACACCACGCAAGCGACCACGACTACAGTGGTTGTAGAGGACGGCTTCCACACGCAAGCTGGTTGGGTGTGGCGTCCCGACGAAGGCCCCATCGTCATCTCGCCCAGTGGGCGCGTGGTGGTGGAGATCCCCGCAGCTCCGAGTGGTGCGATCACGATGCAGGGCTCGATCACGTTTGAGGAGATCGGTGGGTAGGATCTACCAGATCAAGCACGGCGGCACCCTGGCCGCTACTGACATCGACGTGTGGACCGTCCAGGCCCCCACGGATGCGGCTGTGCGCCTATTGGGCGTGGATGTGGGGCAGGTGAATCAGGAGGGGATCGACAACTCCGAGCAGCGCCGTATAGGGATCTACCGGATGTCCGCGATCGGCATTGGTGGTGGCGGCTCGACCAAGACCCCGGTGCCCATCGACAAGGGTGACGCCGCGTTCGGGGGGACGGTCAAGGCGTTTCACTCAAGCCTGGGGACCCTGGACGAGACGCTGTTCGAGGGGGCCTTCAACAACCAGGTGGGCTTTCACTGGGAGGCCCAGGGAGCGATGGCGTATGTCATCTCGCCGCAGTCTGCCTCGCCGGGTCTGATCTGTGTCCGCATCTACGGGGCGACCTTGAGCAACAACCATGCGGGGATGCTGACCTTCGAGGAGATTGGTGGCTGATGGGACACCTGCGGCGATACCAGCGGGCTCACGTGAAGATCGGCGGCTTCGTGCGGAAGCGGCTGGCGCAACCGTACCGGCCTGCGGAGAGGCTGTTGGTCACCATCGGTGGGTGGAGCGGGGACTTCTGGTATGCCACGATCAACGATGACCCCGGCGGGTCGCGGGCCGCTGGTCTATCGGACGCACAGAACTGGTGTCAGTACTGGGAGTCCTCTCCTGACGGGATGCTCTTCGCTTCAGACGCGGCGTACCGCACGGCATCCCAGGCGAGCAGGAAGACCCTCTGGGGCTACGGGACCGACCTCGCCGTGGCCGTCCTCGCGTCAGACTGGACCGCAGCCGAGACGGCACGCCTTGCCATCCTTGCCTGGACCCCGTAGCAGATGGCTATTACCACCAACGTAGCCGGCTTCAACTTCTTCGGCGAAGTGAACAACCCGTCGATCAACGTAACGCTGGCGGCGGGCACCAGCCGCGTTGCGTGTATATGGATTGGCTCGAACCAGTCGGAGACTGACCCAGTCACAACGGTCGAGTTTGACGGCAACGACTGTGGCGCAGCCGTCGTATCCCAAGAGTCCTCAAGCAACCAGGGCGTCCGAGGCTCTCTCTACTACTACGACATCTCCGATGCGATGGGCACGGGGTCGAAGACAATCCAGACCACCGCTGGGAACGCGGGGAAGGGCCGATGGATTTTCTGCGTGGTCATCAACGATGCGGCCACGGGCGGCCCGGAGGCGACAGACTTTCTGAACGCCAGCGGCACGGACCTCAATCACGAGATCACGACCCTCTCGACGAACAACTTTGTCATCAGCGGGGCGCTGCGGTCCTCGAGGCCAGGCCAGGGCAATAGCGGGCACGACAACTTCAACGATGGCGCGTTCGAGTCCGTCGCTGGTTGGTGCTCGTCGGACTATGCGGTAGCGTCTGGAACCTACACCTATGATTACGCCCTAATCCTGGGCGGGAACGCGGCAGATAATGTTCACGTCCTCGCGGCCTGGGCGGAGGCTGCGGGTGGCCCGACCCGTAACCGGGCAATGGTGGTGTCCTGATGGCTGGCGTATTCGTGTTCGTGGGTAAGGGCAAGATCATCCAGGCGGGTGCAGCTCAGGCGACGACCTCGGGTGCGGTCGTGCAGGCGACGACGGGTGAGGTGACCGTGCAGGCAACGACGACTGGCGAAACAACCGAGGCGACATAATGGCGACCATCAAGCTCAGAGAGACCAAGCCCATCCACATCAGGGCTCACCTCACGAAGGGGGACGGCTCGAACCTTCTCGCGGCAGAGGTGTCCACAGCTACGGCCAAGCTCTTCGACCTCCGGTCGGACACGCCCCACACGGCATTGAGCACCACGCCCTTGACGGTGGGCACGGTCATGGACGACACGAACCCTACCGCGGGGTGGAACCTCGTGGGGAGCTACAACTTCCTGTGGGTGGCCCCGGGGACCGACCTGATCCAGGGTGGCGGGCACTACCGGTGGGAGATCGAGATCGACGGTGTGTCCGAGGATGATGACAACTGGATCGTCGTGGACGTGCAGACCACGGAGTTGATGTCCGTATGACCCAGCAGGCCGTACAGCCCCAGATGGTCTTCCAAGTCCGGGGGGCCGCACAGCGTCTCTTCGAGGAGTGGCAGGACCACCTCGAAATTATGCTGGACGGTCCCGTGGGTGTGGCGAAGACGATGCCGATCACCTACCTGATCCACACCACGTGCATGGAGTATCCCATGGCGCGGTGGCTGGTGTTTCGGAAGACGCGGGTGAGCCTGAACAACTCCTTCCTGAAGACCTACCGGGACCTGCTGACGGACCCGCGGATCTACCTGCTGACGGAGTACGGGGAGGATCCCCCGCAGTGGGCCATCGACGAGGTGCGGGCGCACCTGCACCGGGAGTACGGCTACCTGATGAACCGCAAGTGGGGCTCGGCCCTGGACGAGATCGAGTACTCGAACGGGTCGAAGATCATCCTGGCCTCGATGGAGAACCCGACCCGGCTGCGGTCTGCGGAGTATGACGCCGCCTTCTGCAACGAGGGCACGGAACTGACCCTCGAGGAGTATGAGAGCGTGAGGCGGTCCCTGCGGAACAGGGTCCTGCCGGCGCACCCGTTCATCCTGGACTGCAACCCTGGGCCCCCGAATCATTACCTGCTGCGGAGAGTCGCTGACGGGCGTCTGAAGCGCATGCAGAGCTACTACGACGACAACCCCTGGATCACGGGCACGGAGGGCGGGAGGGCCTACAAGGAGGCTGTGAGGACCTCCTACACGGGTCACCGGCTGCGGAGGATGTACGGGGGGGAGTGGTGCGGTGCCGAGGGCCTGATCTGGCCGGAGTACCAGCCTGTCAAGCACGACATCCGGGGCTACCTCGAGCAGCGGGACGGCGGTTGGTGGCTGGTGGTCACGAAGGGGATGAAGGCTGAGGAGGGCAAGCCGGAGGAGATCCGGATGCGCCGGTTCATGGCGTCCCAGGACTGGGGGTTCGTGAACCCTGGTGTGCAGCAGATCTGGGGGATGGACGACCGGGGGCGGTTGTTCATGGTGCAGGAGCACTACATGACGGGGAAGAAGATCGACTGGTGGGCGGAGGTGGCGGTGGCGAACTACAAGAAGTTCGAGTGCCACCCGATCGTGTGCGACCCCTCGAGGCCGGACTTCATCGAGTCGTTCAATGATCGCCTGGGCGTACCGTCTGGCAGGCCGCTGGCGCGCATTGCAATTGGCGCTGATAACGCGGTGGATGCAGGCATCGACCATGTCCGGGATCGCATGGATGACGAGTCCACCATCTTCTTCCTGGAGAATGCTCTGGCCCATGCACCCGACTCTCAACTCACGGGCATTGGTGAGAATGCCGGTGGCGACTCGCGCAAGCCTCACCACACCACGGACGAGTTCGGGTCGTATGTCTACAAGCCGGTGGACGACGACAAGGAGGACAAGGAGCAGCCGAGGAAGGTGCATGACCACGGGTCTGACTGTGTGCGCCAGATCTGCATGTGGGCGTGGCGCAAGCAGGCACCTGGCGACGAGTTCCCGAAGAAGTTCCCCGAGGGGACACCTGGAGCGCAGTTCTCCAGTTGGAAGCATAGGAAGCGGAAAAAACGATGAGCTTCGACATCACCGAAGAGAACATGTGGAAGGAGATCACTGCCGCTGAAACGGCAATGGGTGATCGCCTGTCGTCTATGGAGGTGCTGAGGCGCGGGTATGTCTCCCCGTTCTTCAAGAGCGCGAGCGGCGAGCAGGACGAAGAGCGCCTGGACTACGCACCCGAGAACCACGCCTTCACGATGGTGAAGTTCTACGTCCCCAATGTGGCGTTCAACTCCCCGCGGATCAGGCTGAACTCGAGGGTGTACGGGACGGATGACGCGGTCACGGAGCTTCAGTACGCCATCAACACCTGGGTGCTGGACAGCGAGTACGGGGAGTTCCTGATCAAGCCTGCGACTGACATGCTGTTCGGCCCTGCGATCACGCTGACCACGCGGGAGGATCACCCGACCTTGATGCTCGAGGCTGAGGAGGGTGAGGAGCCCCAGCCGGCCAAGCGATGTGTGGTCACCAGGCTCAGTCCCTGGAACTACTTCCGCGACCCTGCCTCGCAGGACGGCCAGCTCGGTGCCAGGTATGAGGGGCACCGGTACGCTATGGATCACAATGATCTGATTGAGAGCGCCGAGGACGACATGAAGCTCCCCGAGGAGGAGCGCGAGGGCTGGGTCCTGGACGCGGTCAAGGGGCTGTCGGTGAATGCGGGCATGGACGAGTATCGCAAGCACGGGGAGAACCAGGCCGAGGTGCCCGATCGTAAAGAGGTGCTCATCTACGAGATCTGGGTGCGGGACTACGAGGGCTCGGATCACCCGGGCGCGAAGGAGGGGTTCCACGGGACCATCCTGACCATGGGTGTGAGTCACGGCGAAGATGGCTCTGGCTCTGCGGGGGCAGCGTACGTCAAGGACCCGAAGCCCTTCTTCGGCCACCCCGATGGGCCGTATGCGTGCTGCGAGAGCTTCTACGTGCCCGACGACCCGTACGGGCTGTCCATCCTGGTGGCCACCGAGGGGCAGAGCAGGGACCTGAACAGGCACGCTCGAGGTTCTTCGGATGCCGCGGCGCGGTACAAGCGCCTGATCCTGGTGGACAACACGGACCCGGAGTTCCACGAGAAGGTGCGGGACGCGGAGCACGACCTCGTGATTCCCCTGGAGGGGCTGAACAAGGACGCTGTGTCGCAGGTAGAAATTGGCGGGATCACGGATCAGAACATCGCCTACCTGGGTGTGGCCCTAGAGCGGCTGGACAGGATCTCGGGGCTGACCGACCTGCAGCGGGGCATGGCCACGGGGAGCAAGACGGCGTCTGAGTCGATCCTTGCGGAGCAGAACGCGGACATCGGGGTGGACTACATCCGCTCGAGGTGGCTGTCATTCGTGCGCCGAGATCTCTCGAAGAAGCTCTACCTGTTCTGGAAGGACCCGAAGATGCGGGTGCTCCTGGGCCCCGAGGCCGCGACTGAGCTGGGGGTGGCGACCGAGGAGGATGCCAGGGCCAGCGGGGTTCCCGAGGATCAGATCCAGGTCGGCATGCAGATGGGCCAGATCATGAAGAAGGGGGACAAGCTCACCTTCAAGGGCGGGGAGGACCGGGTGGACTTCTCGGAGCTTGCGCTCGAGATCGAGCCGATGAGCACGGAGCGGACGACCCAGGCTCTGCAGCAGCAGCGGTCGATGGAGGTGTTCCAACTGATCTCGCAGGTGGCGCAGATGGTGCCGATGATGCCCCACGTCCGCTGGCAGGAGCTGCTGAACAAGATGGGGGATGCGCTGAACATCCCCGACCTGGGCAACCTGATCGACTTCGAGGCTGTGGGTCAGACGCCGGGCCAGTCGAGCATGCCTGGTGGGCAGAACCCGGTGAGCCCGGGGAACATGCAACAGATGGGCGGTCCCCAGCAGATGGGCGGTCCCCAGCAGATGGGTGGGCCCATGGGTCAAGGGTTCCCCGGTGGGTCCCTTGGGAACGAGATGGCACAGATGGGAGGCTGACATGCCGCACTATGACTTCGAGGACGACGACGGAGAGGTGGTCGAGCTATGGCTGACGATGAGCGCGGCCCCGCGGATCGGGGAGACGATGGAGCACGAGGGCCGGAGGCTGACCAGGATCCTCTCTCTCGCACTCCCGGAGGGGACGGTGCAGAGAGAGATCGACTGCGTGGTCGTCCAACAGGCGGCTCCCTGGGCCCCCGGGGCGAACCACTACGTGATGGACCCGAAGAGCACGGACTACGGTCAGCCGGTTCTGACCAGCCGGAGGGACGTGAAGCAGTTCCTGCGGAGCAACCCGGGGGCCACATACGGGGAGGGCACAAGCAGGATCGAGTGACGAATTCCTCCTCAATGGTCCCGGCCACGGGGCTTTGTGGGGGGAAAAGCGAAAGAGGACTTCCAAGAGGGCGCAGAACACAAGGAAATTGGAGGGTGAGATGCCTGAGGTAAACGATCAGGGGCTGACTCCGGAGGCTGACGCGGACCTGGACGCGAAGCTGGACGAGATCATGGCCGGAGATGACGACGATGACGTGACCCCCGCGGGTGACGAGTACGAACCCGAAGAGGCCGGCGACGGGGGAGACCCCGACGCTGCCTTGGAGGAGACCGAGACCGAGACTGATGGTAGTGGCGCAGAGCCGACCAAGGAGGCGGACCTCGAGTATCAAACTGCTCGGAGTCGTCTTCAGTTGACTGGCGTCCCTGTGGCCGTTCTTGACCGGATGGACCGAACGGAGATCACCGACTGGTGGTCCAACCGCGCAGGTCCTCAGGACAAGATCGACCAGGCCTTCCGGCGAGCTGCTGAACTCGAGAAGCGACTTGAGACGGGTGAGTCAACTGGCGGTGGGGAGCCTGCGCAAGCAGAGCCAACCCTGACCCCGGAACTCACTGCGGCCAAGGCGCGTCTGGCTGATGAGTTTGGTGACGAGGCAGCGGAAGCCATCTTGGCAATCGCAGGGAATCCGACACAGCAGCCCGCACCCAATGGGGCAAGCGGAGGGGCTGTCGAGGACTTCATGCGGGAGAGCATGATGGCGGAGTTTGGGGCGAGTGATCCCAGGCTTCGAGACCGCACCACCTTTGCGGGTGTCGAACAGGCTGCAGAGCGTTTGGGCGTGGCTGGGTTCCATTCGGAACTCTCCGGGCTCGAGCGCATCCGTGCGTTGCTGTCTTCAGCAGTGCGCCTGCACCTGCCAGATCCACCCTCGAAGGCGGACCTCAAACGCAAACAGAAGGTCAGCCACCAGCAGGACATCGGAAGTCCAACGCGCAAGGTAGCCTCTCCACGAAAACCAAGGACCGCAGCACAGATCCTCGATGCGAAGATCGCTGCGATTCAGGAGGGGGCCTCAGCGAAGGACGTTCGAGCACGGTTCGGTGGATGACCATGTAATCCCCAAAGGAGGGGACCATGGCAGGCGGAACACCGCTCGATAACTTCACCACGCTCATGGCCTCACAAAGCCCTGCGTGGGCCAGCGGCCCTGAGGCTCTGGTCAACGAGGCAGTGCGACGGCGCTACACGATCTCCCGGATTCAAAACGGGAAAGACATGATGGAGTACGTCCAGGGGGGCGACGAGATCACCGACACCATCTTCTTCAACGAAGTAAGTACGTGGCAGCGGTACAACCCGAACGTCACGCTCACACGACAGAACCCGCAAACCGGCACGACCTGGACAGTCCCGTGGGCCTTTGGCACCGCGCACATGTCCTGGACGAAGCAGGAGATCGGGCTCAACAAAGAGGGCAGCACCAAGAAGTTCCGCTCACAGCGGTACAAGGCGGTGATGTACCAGAAGCACCAGAACCTGAAGACCGACATCTGCAACTCTTGGGAGGACGAGCTTTGGGCAGTCCCGAACGAGAACCTGATGGAGAGCACGACTCCCGCAAGCCCGCGGCAGCCGTACTCGCTCCCCTGCTTTATCACGGAAGACTCCGGGGGAATCCCCCTGGACTCGACTGCGACGGCATGGACGGGCTCTGCGGTGCAGCGCATCAATGTGGCCACGAATGCCAAGTGGGACAACCAGCGCGCTGAGTACACGTTCGCCAACACGACTGCCGCAACCGCAGCTCCCATCTTCAACGCGATGTCGCGCCTGCTTCATTCGCTGAAGTTCGACCGTCTTCCGAAGGATCCGCAGTTCTCCGACAAGACTACGAGCCCGCACGTCATCTTGTGCAGCCTGGTTGGTATCTCGAACTACGAGACCGCCCTGCGCATGAACCAGGACGAGTTCCGCGGCATCGGCAAGACCTCCGGGCAGGACCCGGACTACAACAGCCCGACGTTCCGCAATGTCCCGTTGGACTACATCGACAGCCTCGACACCGCGACTCTTTACGATAGCGGTTCGAGCACTCTCGTTGCGGAAGGGACTGCCAACCCGACAGGACTTGGCGCTGGTCCTCGGTACTACTTCGTCAACGGCCAGTACCTGAACTTCGTAGTTCACTCTGAGAACTACCTTGTGATGGAAGAGCCCATCCGTCCCAGTGGTCAGCCCTTCACTCGCGTGCAGGATGTTGACTGCTGGAACAACGTCATCTGTCGTTCGCGCCGTCGCCAGGGAATCCTGTCGCCGACCTCCGACACCACACCCGCTATCTGAGAAAGGAGAACAAACCATGGCATCTTTTCCTGTTCCCACTATTGGCGGGACCTTCGGGATCCAACCCGATCAGGAGCTTGTCCGCGTGATGAATCGCTCCGGCGCTCGCGTGGTTGGCGACCTGGTGATGTTCGATCTGCACCAGACCGACGCGGCGAGTACCACGTTCGACGTGGGCGCTACAACGTCTGGGTTCTCGAACGTGATCCTGCCTGCGACCATCGGGATGCAGCATGGGTACTTCGGCATCGTCACTGTGGCTGCCGCAGACGATGCGGCAATGACCGTATGCGTGCGCGGACTCGTGCAGGCGATCGTGGTCGGAGCCAACCTCGTTGACGAGGAAGCTGACCGCTTGGCCGCCGTCAATGGCCAGGACAACCTGGACTCTGACGTGCAGGCCGCTGGCGAGAAGCTTCTGGCCATCCCGCTGGAGGCGACCGCTTCTGGCAGCGCAGAGACCATCTGGGTCCTGTTCGACGGCATCCATGGCTTCGGCCAGGGCGCTGGTCTGTAGGTGAGCGCGGGCTGGGAGGGACCTCCCCCTCCCGGCTTGTCGTCCTCTCTCCGGGGGAGGGGTCATTACCCCGTCCTCTCCCCCACTACCCTTCAATGCGATGTCAAGACTCTCGGTCGAACGCTGCGCTGCTCACATCCGGACTCTCCTTGGAGCGTCTGGAGGTGGAGACGATGACAGCGGTCTGCCCGAGGGGCTTTCGGTCATCGAGCTTGTGAATGACGCTGGAAACTTCCTCGTGAATCAGAGGGAGTGGAAGTGGCTTCAGGGCTCGGTGGTGTCCGTGGGCTTCACGGCATCGCAAAATTACGTGGACCTCCCGAGTGACTTCAAAAGCATCGTCGCTATCGACACCGCGGGTCTGACTTCAGACTTTGAAATGGTGTCGCTGGGGCGAATCATCAAGCTCAAGAAAAACACCCAGGGGTCCACGCTCTACTACGAGGCGTCCATCGAGCAAGACTATTCCGGGGTCGGGCCTCCCCAGCCCCGCCTTGCGGTGTGGCCTACCCCCACGACCACGGACGCCTCGGCCCTGAACCTCTACTACCGCCGCGGGTGGCAGGAGGTGGTCTCTGACAACGCCCTGCTGGTGCTGCCGGAGTTCCTGGAGGGGGCCTTCCTCGAGTGCCTGCGGGCCTGCGCTGCGGGGTGGAGCGAGCCTGAGGGCGGGTCTCGAGCTTCCCGCCTGATGGAGGTGGTGCAGGGCCCTGACTGGCGGGGAGCTGCGAAGCGCGATGCGGGGATGCAGCCCGACTACGGGGTGCTGACGAACGGCATGGCGCAGGGCTCCCAGTGGGCAGGAGACTGGCGGGACGTATCCGTACCGGGGCCGACCTGATGCCGAGCCTCCGCCCCTTCAAGCTGCCCTGGCCCGTGGGCGGGCGGTCGGACAACTTCGCCTTCTCGGACCAGGAGCCTGGTACGACGGAGGAGGCCTCAAACGTCCTGGGTCTGGACCCGAAGACGGGGAGGATCCGTGGCGCGCAGCGTCCGGGCTTCACGGAGCTTCTCTCGGGCTATGCGAAGGCCCAGGGAACGAAGATCGACTGGGCGTCCTCGATCACCACGGGCAAGGCTGTGGCCACCTGGGCGTACACGGCAGACAACGCCCTGGACCTGTACGGGGCGGGAAACCAGGCGCTCCGGGAGTGGGAGGCGCGGACCATCGGAGAGGCCGCCGGCCTGGACGTGGCCACCGACCGCGAGGGCGCGGTGTACATCCTGGACGCGCAGGCGATTGTCTCCCAGTACAGCCCGGACGGCGACCGGATCCTGTTCACGGGGGTGCCGCTGAATGCCTCCCTGGTCCCGGTGCCGCGGCTTGAGGTGGACAGCGACCTGAACGTGTACGTGGGAGCGCGATCCGCGAAGGGGGTCTCGACGGGGAACCTGTTCCGGCTTGCGCCCACGGACAAGGGGTTCTTCGATGTGACCTGGGACGTGGAGACGATAGGTTCTCCCATCGACTTCCGGGAGAGTAGCGGGTTCCTCTACGTGCTCGAGGACATCGATCCCACGGAGGACGGGCCTCAGAAGGCACAGGTCAGCGTCTACATCAACGGGGAGCAGAACGGGGTGCATCTGCACTCCTGGGCTGTCCCGTATCCCGCGGCGGCCATCGCGGTGTCGCAAGCTGGCGCGGTCTTCGTGACGTGCCCGGCCAACGCTGACAGGAACAAGACCGTGGACGGGTTCACCGCTCACACTGACGGGTGGGTGCCTCACCAGTACGCCAGCGGCGAAGAGCGCATCTGGTCCTGGACAGACGCGACCGTGTCTACGAACCCGATTGACGGGCAGGCTGTAGATGTGTGGGAGGACCGCAAGTTCCACATTGACGACGCCACCCTGGTGACGAACTCCACGGTGAGCGTGCTCGACGAGACCTTGCGCCCGTTCATTGGCACGGATCCGGCGAAGACAGCGAGCCGTCCAGCTCCTACACATGACGAGTCGGCCTTTGGCATACGCCCCGGCGTTCGGTTCAGCGCGGCGGCTATCCCCCTCCCGCTCACAAGGGCTGCGTCTCGGGTGATAACCTCGGCGGACGTTCACCCAGGCACTCGCGAGTTTGACCTGCTCTACGGGACAACCGTCCCAAACCTCCCGTACTGGCCTTTCGTGGATGGTCCGGACATGGTTCCGGGGCAGGGGCTTCTTACCTACGGCAGTTGGGACCACTCGGTCAAGGCGGATGAGACCGACGCTTGGCCAAAGAATCGGGCGCTGATGCCGCCTGTTGTGAGCACATTCGTGACGGGGATGGTCCTGCGGCTGGATCGCAATGCGGGCCCCAGCGTGGTGTTCCAGCACAAAGACCTGAACCTGCAGTTTGGAATCCTTGCAAACATCAAGAAGGCGAACTACACGAACTTGACCGGGACGCCGGCCACCGACCGCCTAGCTGAGCACACGGCTGACCCTGGGTGGCTCACAATTTTTGTTCAGGGAGATCTGGACGCGAACGCCTACGAGTACCAGTACAGCCTGCTGTTCGACGGGAGCACAGACAACGAGACAGACGTGGCGATCATCACGTTCACGTTCGACTACCCGGCTTCTGATCAGACGATGATCCGCGTCAACGGCGTGCCGATCGCGGACATCGCGTCCGGAGCATGGCCTTTGAGCAGCGTAGCTGGGCCGGCTTTTGGCATGTCCAACTTTGGTGGGTACGTCAAGTCCTACCGCGGCACAATCGACATCTTCAACTACGGGCTGGGCAGCTTCAGCGGGTGGGTGGCAGAGGCCATCACCATCCTGGGAGACACCACTACCAACCCGCACGACACGGCGTTCAACCTCTCGGTTGGCCAGGCGATCAACAACGGCGAGGCCTGGAGCGACATTGACCCTGCTGACTACCCCTATGGAGATGGCGGCGGGTCAGCCCCCGAGCCCAACGAGGTAGAGAAGCTCGAAGGCTACCTGGCCCACAAGTGGGGGGTGTCGCACATTCTCCCGAATGGCTTGGGCACGTCTGATACCACGCCACTGTTCAACGATCACCCCTTCGGTGGGACAGCGAAGCCGCCCATCAACACTTTTACGGGCCTCCCTGATGCGGAGGACGCCAACGCCCTGGCGCTGAAGAGCGCGGACCCGATCATCGCCAAGTACTCGGGCCTGTACGGCAGCCTGACCTGGGCCGTCGCTGGTTCCGGTGCCGGGTATGGGGTGTGCGTGGACTCGGACCATGACGTGATCACCTGCGGGGAGTTCGTGGCCGGCAACCAGCGGGGGCAGTCCACGGGCAGCTTCCAGAGGTCGGTGGTGGTGAAGAAGCTCCTGGACCTGGGCAACACCTACCGGACGAACGTGCTGCGCACGGGGCTGATCACCTACGCGGGCGTGCCTTCGGAGTCGGACACGCTGACGATCACCTTGGACGGGACCGCGAAGGTGTTCACGTACACCGCGACTCCCACCCTGGACACGCACATTGACATCTCTGGCGGCCCGACCACCACGGTCATGGCGACCAGGACCATGGATCAGATGTATGTCGAGTATGTGAGTGACACGCCTCACGCCTACTTCGATGTGATCACCGCTGTGGCCTCCCTCGCTACGGTGTCGTTCGAGGTGAACCTGGCGGCCCTGCCTGCGTCACCCGGAACGATCTCCCTGGCCTCGAGCGGAACCCACCCCACGATCACCACGCAGCTTGCGGGAGGCACCCGCGTGCCCGAGGCATGGTCCCACTGGGACACGCTCGTCCGCTCCCCGAACACGGGGTCCGCGGGCATGCGCATGGTGGTGGATGATGACGACGACATCTACCAGCCCCTCGCTGCGACCACTGACTCCATCCAGCTATACCGGTGGAAGGGCGACGGCGGAGACAACGGGATCTCGGAGAGGCGGTTTCGCCTGGGGCTGCCTCAGCCCAACAGCAAGATCTATCTTGGCGCTGGCGTGGCGCTGGCCCCGAATCCTCCGAACTACCGGTCGGACCCCGCGGGTGGAGCGAGGTACTTCTACTTTGCTTCAGACCTCACCACGGACGCCACTGAGCAGTTGACCGCCACCAACCTGTGGAAGCTGACCGCGAACATCAAGACGGCTCTGAACGCCGTCACCACCCACCGGGACGTAAAGTCCATTCTGGTCACGGGCGGGGACCTGAAGAGGTTCGTGCGCGGGGGGTCGTACACCACGCCAACCGGCGGGTCTGCGGTCTTCGACGCTTCCTCGAAGTGGATCACGGGAACGGAACTTTTCGGGAAGGTGCTCCTCTCGGACTCAACGACGAAGGTGGTCTACGACCCAGAGACGGACGAGGTCACCGACTGGAAGGCCGAACTTGGCGGTGGGCACGTCCCGGACAACATCAAGCTGATGACCTCGTGGCGTGGTCGCCCGGTGGTGGTGAGTCACGACGACCCGCACAACATCCACTTCGGGAAGATGGGCACGCACCTGGACTGGAACGAGTTCCCCGCAGAGGGCCCGTCCCTCGAGATGGCGATCTCGTTGAACAACCCGGTCAGCCTGGGGGAGAGCCCGGACATTATCACGGCCTTCATCCCCCTGGACAAGAAGACCGCCCTGATCGGCGGAGACCACACCGTGCAGATCTTGGTCAATGACCCGGTGGGTGCAGCGGTGGGGTCGAACAACCAGCCTCATATCGAGGAACTGAGTCGAGTGGAGGGGATCGCGTTCGGGCAGCAGTGCTGGACGAAGGACCCCGAGGGGATCACTTACTACAAGGGGTCCAAGCTCGGGGTGTATGCGTACTCCGCCGGTCGGGTGGTGCGCATCAGTGAAGACCGCATCGAGCGGGCGCTGGACAACATCAACCTTGAGGACTACCGCGTCTCTCTCACGTGGGCCCCTCGTGAGGAAGGGCTGTTGTTGCTCCAGCTCCCGACCGGTGCTGGCGGGACTGCTGTGGGCGGGTGGTTCTGGGAGAAGAAGACCGCGGCCTGGTACGACATCGCCTTCAGCGCGACGGCGGTGCAGCCCACTACGGTGTTCGTGCTGGACGGGGACGACCCCCTGGACCGCAGGCTGTGCATTGGGACGGAGGACGGGAAGCTCCTGTACTGGGACCGGGACTCCGCGAACGATGACGGGAACCGGGTGGTGAGCAGCGTGCTGATGGGGCCGTACGAGTTTGCCTCTCCGGACATGGAGGGGCGGCTGGTGACCTTGCAGGTGACCCTGGCTTATGATCAGAATGGTGTGCAGTACGAGCTGTACGTCAGCAACCAGGCGGACCGGAAGGGCTCGGCTGTCAAGCGCGGGACCCTTAGGCCTGGGTTCAATCGCATCGCAGTGCGTGCGCGTGGAGCGTATGTGTGGATCAGATACATCTCGGGCACGGTGTCGGAGCGGTGGGCTCATGAGCACACCGTGGTCCGCGTGACCCAGGCGGGACGCAGGAAGGTAGGCAAGTAATGGGACTCTTCGACAGCCTCTTCAACACGGGAGCCAAGGAGGCCATGAACCTGAACAAGCAGCAGCTTGCTCAGATCAAGGCGCTCTTCGGGAATGTGGGCGACCAGGGCCAGGGCTCGCTGTTCGGCATGCTGAATGACGCCTTCGCCAAGGGCACCCCACTGATGGAGCAGCAGGTGGACGAGGTGCGTGGCGGGTACGACAAGGCCCTGGCCACCGCCAGCCGGTACGGGCGGGGTGCGGAGAAGAGCATCCTTGCGCGTGAGAAGCAGAAGCTCGGCAACGCTCGAGGGCACCTGGCGAGTACGGGGCTGTACTCGAGCACGGCTGCGCCGAACCTGGCGCGGGGGATTGGTGCTGACACTGACCGCGCCCTGGGCGGGGTGGCTGACCAGCAGGCAGGGCTGATGAGTGGCCTGCAGGCGAACCGTGGGATGGCGGTGGGCGGGAGCCTGGCGCAGCTTGCGGACTACCTGGCCAAGAAGCCTCAGATGGCCGGGCAGATGGGCGGGATGCTTGCGGGGAACTTGGGCAACTTCCAGTTCCAGGCTGGTGACTCGCTGTTCAGCCAGTTCGCGGGCCCCTTGGGCTTCGCCATGGGGAAGTGGGGGTAGACCATGCCGATCATTATCACAGGGCGGTCGGGGAACACTGGAGGTGATCAGTTCGTGCAGGGACTGATGGCCGGGCAGAAGGCTGCCCAGGCGTCCGCGGAAGAGGGCCGTCGCCAGCAGATCTTCGAGATGGAGATGGGCGAGGCGAAGAAGCTGATCGCTCAAGAAGAGTCGATGCAGAAGCACAACGCCCTGAGCCAGGTTGGTGTCGGAACTCCCGAGGGTCAGTCCATGGCCCGGACGGGGATGGAGGCCGGCGGCATGGCTATGGGTGCTGCCGCGGACGGCGTAGCCGGGATGATGGGGATCAAGGGGACGGGGATGGCTCCGACGATGGCGCGGCTGATGAAGAACATGGCCCCGTCCACGGCCAAGATCTTCCCTGGCTTGAGCGTGGCCGACCAGGAGAAGGTCATGCAGAAGGAGGCCGCCCAGGACATGGCGCGGTCTACCCAGACCAGCATCGCTACCCTTCAGGGGTTGGAGGACGACGGGTTGGTCGCTCCCGGCTCTACGCAGAACGGTGCGCAGATGGCCCAGAACGGGGACATGCAGGGCCTGCTTGAGATGATCGGTGACGCGCAGCACAAGCAGCATCGGCAGGGTGGCTACCGCATGGCTGCCGAGCGCAAGGTCAAGGACTGGACGGCGGAGTGGAACGAGGCCGAGCCGAACCAAAAGTCAGCAGCGATCATCCAGGAGTTGCAGGGCCATATCGACAACTTCGACAACATCCACGAGATCGAGGAGCAGTTCGAGGAGACCGTAGCCAAGTGGGACGCCCTGAAGCAGGACGAATTCGCGGAGGCGGTGGACCCGGAACAGATGAAGTCCCTGGTCAATAGTTGGGAGTCGAAGGACATGACTGCCGAGCAGGCAATGCAGGCCCTCAAAGAGCAGTTCAGTACCAAGTCAAACGTCACGATTTTGCCTGGCGACGACCTGGATGGTGAGTCCAAGGGCATGATGGGGACGGAGCTTGAGCAGGGCACGCGCAAGCCGTTCAAGGCAATCCCCAACCGTCCCGGGGCAAGCTCAGAGATGGAATCTCACATCGCCAACCAGGAGGCTGCCAAGCAATGGGAGCGTATCGACGCCTCTCTGCAGACGGGTTTGATGGAGCCTCTGTTGCCCTACGAGGAGTGGGCCAAGGTTCACGAGGACGATGCTGAGGGCTACCTCGAGGAGTGGGTCGCCCTGGAGGGGGCCTGGCAGGAGACCGTCATGGCTGTGGGGATGGCTGAACTCGGGCTCGACCCGGGGGATCCCGAGGTGCGTGCGCGCCTGGAACACGTCAAGTCCAAGGGCGAGAGGGAGGCCAAGTCCCTCCAGGAACGGACAGAGAAGGGAATCGCCGGGGCCAGGCGTGGGCTTCTGAGGCGGATCAAGGCGCGCATGCCCGAGCGCAACGGGTACAAGTCCGGGGTTGGCCTACGAGAGGTGATCATGGAGGAAGCTGCGAAGTTCCGCCCCGGTGGCGTGCCGATGGATCTTGTGGGGGACATCGAGGCTTACATGCGGCGGCACAATCTCAAGGAGTGGGCGGTTCCCGGTCAGCAAACGCAGGGGGTGCGGACTATGGAGCAGGCCCGCCGTGAAGGTAGGCGAGGCGGGGACTGATGCTTCAGGATCCAGCCGCCCCCAGCTCACTCGCGGCAGCGATCAAGAACCTGTCTGGGCTGCAGTCCAGCCTGGAGGGAGACACCGACCCCGAGGTCCCGCAGACAAGCTCCCTCAACAGGGCGGTCAGTAATATCGGCAACCTGGGGAGCAAGTACCTCGAGCCGGTAGGGTTCTGGGAAGAGGCAACCCGGGGCAAGTACGGGCAGCCCACGGGGCTGGTCAACATGATCCCGTTCCTGGAGGGCGTGGGCGAAGGACCCGCAAAGAAGGCGCTCGAGGAGGCTATGAACGCGATGGCCGGCGGGGGGGGGAGCCCGGAGCAACGCCAGGCCGTCGAGGACTACTTCTATTGGACGATCCGCCCGCGCTCTGTCGCGGGTGGAATTGGAGAGGGCGTCACCGGCTCCGTGCCGTTCATGCTTGAGATGTTCGCCTTGGGTGGGCCCGTAGGGAAAGGGCTCTCCACGGCGGCGAAGTTGATCGGGAAGAAGTTCGGACCGAAGGCGGCGAAGTTGTTCTCAAGCTGGAGCGCGACGAGTCTTGCCCCGCAGTTGACCGAGGGCGCAATGAAGCGGTTCGCGGGAGCACTGCTGAAGGGTGGGGTGCAGGGCACTTCGCTCATGGTGGCCAGCGAGATGTTGCGCACGCCCGTGGGTGCGGGGCGCATCATGGCTCACGCGGAGCAGCAGGCGTTCCAGAAGAACTACGGGCTTGGCCTGGACGAGTCTGGGCAGGTGCAGGTGGCTCTCGCTCAGGACTGGGATGTGGCCGCGAACCACATGGTCGAGTCCGGTGTGGACGTGTGGATCGAGTGGTTCACGGAGATGTCCGGCCCTGCCCTGAAGAACCTCCCCTGGGTGGCGAAGGTGGGTGCGTACCAGCACGCGGTGTTCTCCCACGTGGCGGGGAAGAAGGGCGCGAAGGCCGCAGCTGATCTCCTGAAGAAGGGCGGCATGGACGGCCTGCTCGAGGAGGCGGGCGAAGAGTACTTCGGCGGCGCGATCCGAGAGGCCCTGGCGGCGGCTGACCCGGAGACGTTCGCGTCGATGGAGGGAGCCTTCCCGACGACCCTGAAGGAGAACCTCGTCCTCTGGGGGACCATTGCCCTGCAGGGGGGGGTGGTCGGTGGGATCACCGCTGTGGCTGCGGGGAAGGACCCGAAGGTCGCGCCTGCGCCGGAGATGACCCCGGAGCAGAAGGCGAGCAAGCTCAAGTTCGTCACGAACATGGCGAAGCTGGACGAGGAGTCTGGGGAGCCCACGGCGATTGGCTTCGGGGACCAGACCAAGACCGCCGCGGAGTGGGTCGAGGAGTTGACTGAGGAGGAGAGTCAAGAGGAAACCGCTACTTACGCAAAAGCGTCTGGTGCAGACGCAAGTACGTCCGCTCCCCCCAAGACCTCCGCAGAGCGGAAGAAGGTCAAGGCGGAGCGGGAGGCCCGGAACAAGTTCCTGCGGGAGAAGGCCGGCGGGCAGGCTGCGGAGAAGGGGCGCTCCGAGCGTGGCCTGGAGCTTCTCGCTGCGGCTGAGGGGCAGGACCACGCCTCCTACGGGGTCGTGGAGGGGGAGACCGAGGGCCAGCAGGCCACCACCAAGCGCATGAAGGGGCTGGGCCTGAAGGTCCAGTTCGTGAAGGGGATGAAGGCCAAGGCCGCCCTGGTGGGGGATCAGGTCTTCGTCAACAGCGAGATCGAGGACCCGATGGACGTGTCCTATCACGAGCTGGTCCACGTGGTGGCCGGCGAGATGGGGGGCAAGGGCTCAGAGGGCCTCCAGACCCTCATGGGCGCTGTCAAGATGGCTGACCCTCAGGGGCTCCTGGAAGGCCGCAGGATCCACGAAGCGGACTGGGTGGCCCGGAACTACAAGGGGGACGAAAAGGCCGGCACAGCGGCGTACAAGGCGCGGTTCAGCGAGGCCGAGGCTGAAGAAGAGGCCCTGGCGACTCAGGCTGAGACCTTGGTGGCCTACTTCGAGATGCTCTCGACGCCTGAGGGTGCGGCCAGCGTGGAGCTTCTGGCCAAGGAGAACCCCTCCCTGCTGGACAAGCTGATCAAGGCCCTGCGGAAGATCGTCAAGTCGATCACGGGCAAGGACATCTGGAAGGACGCGGGGATCTCGAGCCCCTCCCAGGCCAGGGCTCAGGCGGCGATTCTGTTTCAGACGGCCTTCGAGGCTCGAGCGGAGGTGAAGGCTGCGGCGAAGCCACGGGCTCCGCAGTTCGCGGGGGAAAAGGCTGGGACTCTGTTCGTGCCTGGGGACCCGAAGGAGATCCGCTCGAGGTTGCCGGCCGGCATCCGGGGGAGAGTGGTTGAGGGTGGGCTCCAGTTCACCGCCGGGGCTGCCCCTCGAGTGCAGTCTGCTCTGAGCGGGGAGCGGGTCGCATACAGTCGAGCGGGCGTCATTCGCAAGCACGAGGTCACCGACGACGGCGTGTACCTTGGCGCTCCCCCGGAGTTCAACACGAAGGGCACGGTTGGCAAGCTTCGCCGCTGGCTGCGGGTCCTGGCCATGGAGGGAAAGCCCGGCAGGTTCTGGTACGAGGCCTCGAGCGAGGCTGTTCTCCGCATGACCGGGGGGGACAAAGCAGAGGCGCGTAAGTTCGTTGCTCTGCTGGCCATCTACTCGCCGCAGGCCAAGGTGGACACCAACACCACGTTCGCTCTCCGCGCTTGGGCGCAGTACCAGGCCGGGCACCCGATCAGTGTGCGAACGGGGTCCGCGGACAAGAAGGCCCAGGAGGCGCTGGACGATACCGACGCATTCTGGTCGGGAGAGAAGACTGGCAACTTCTACGTGAACCTGCTCCGCATGATCGACAAGGGTGCCGCCGGCAGGCAGGGCGCAACTATCGACATGTGGATGATGCGTGCAGCCTTCTATGGGAAGGACGCCCCGACCGAGCGGCAGTACGCCTTCATGGAGACCGAGCTGAACCTGCTGGCAAAGAAGCTGGGGTGGGAACCTCAGCAGGTGCAGGCTGCCATCTGGGTTGCGATGAAGGCCCGAATGGAGAACCCGGGGGTGAAGAAGCGGGTCGAGGACAGCAGCCAAAAAGAGGGCTGGATCTCGTTCAAGGAGATCGTCAAGGACGGCAAGAAGAAGAAGACCCGGGTCATCCACAATGCTGCCGCGCACCGCAGCAACTGGCTCGAGGCAGCGCGCAAGCACAAGCCCACCGCCGACGATACTGCCTTGGCCAAGTTCGACTTCGAGGACGGTCTTCGCCGTCACGTCGGACAGGTCTCCTGGGAAGCGCAGCCTGGTGTCTCGACTGGCATTCTGCCCGGTATTTACAACGCCACCTGGGAGAAGCGGGTTCGGTTCCAGCAGGACGTGCAGCGTGCCCTCGTGGACGAGAACGGGAACGACCTCCTCGCCCACCGTCTTGGCTTGCTGGTGGACAACCCGGACGCGGTCGGCCCCGGTGTCTGGCAGGGGCAGGTGTCTCCTGGAACGCAGCGCGTCGTCCCCATGGCCCCGGGCAAGGGTGCCCCCGCGGAGATCGACGCGGCCCAGAGGCAGATCCTGGACGTGTACGCTTCGGTGTTGGGGCTGATCACCTACCAGGAGGCTGTCGGCTACCACCGCCCCCATTGGAAGGGGACCAAGAAGGCCGCCAACGGGACCGACCTGGATGTCGGGAGGCCCTTCACTGAGGAGGAGGCGCAGGCCCTGTGGCATGCCGTGGACGCGGAGATGCAATCCCTCGGGCTCTCAGGCCTGGGGACGGGCAGTGCGGGCCTGATCTCGAGCCCCATGGGCATGCGGGTGGTCAACTTCGGGGCCGTCGAAAGCAACCCTGAGTTTGTGGCCCTGGTGAAGCGGGCTGCTGCTACACTACAGTTCGAGAAGATTTATCTTGGTGCCTTCAGCACGGATGGCAATCTTGTCGATAACGACTGGACGGAGAATCCCAATGGCGAAGATTATCGATCTCGGATTGCTGAAGAAGGACCACCCGATCTACTCGGGTGGGTCGGAGATGTTCTCGCCCCGCGGGTCCAGGCGGTCTTCGACCGGTACAGCCGGCAAGAAGGCTGGGGCAACCCCGGTGGCCAAGCCCAAGTCCAAGCCCCCCGCGAAGCAGAAGTAGCCGTCCGCTTCGCGGGTGAAGTCACCTCCCCCGAGTTCAACGCCTGGTTCGGGCAGAGCAAGGTAGTAGACGAGAACGGGGACCCGCTGGTGGTGTACCACGGGACGGCTACCGGGCTGCCGATAACCTCTTTCATCACACCCGCTTTCTTTGGCGATGCCGACATGGCCTCGTCATACGCAAGCCCGGAACGACATGACGGGGGTGGGCTATACGACGAGGACACGGGAGAGGAGAGCGAGTTTGCGACCGACGAGTCCAGGCTCTTTCCCGTCTACCTGAGCATCCAGAACCCAGCAACTGACGCGGACATCCGAAGAGTTGCTGGGCAGGAGAACGACGCATTTGTTCTATTGGACGATAAGGGGGTGGTGGAGCGCCTTCGCAGGGAGGGGTTCGACGGGGCGCATCTAGCCGAGGACTATTCCATGTGGGACTCGCGTTCCCCGCGCGGATCCTGGGTCGCCTTCACCCCCACCCAGATAAAGAGTGCAACGGGGAACCGGGGGACCTTTGACCCGCGGAACCCCGACATCCGCTTCGCGGGCGAGGCCTCTGCCTCCCCTCCCTGGTTCTCCGCCATGTCTCGCGCAGTGGAGGGGATGCAGCAGAAGAAGTTCACCGCCCACCAGCTCGGGGATGTCCTCCGCAAGGCCCCGGGCATCACCGAGGACGAGTGGAAGTGGGTGGGCCTGGATGAGTTCCTGGAGGGCCGCAAGAACGTGACAAAGCAGGAGACCCTCGAGTGGCTGGCAGCGAACGCGGTAGAGGTGAGAGAGACGGTGCTGGGGGATGGCGCTGAAGCGGGGATCTCGCCAGAAGCCTATGAGGCTCACCTTGGGGAAATGAGTTACGCAGAACTGCGGGAAGAAGCAGTGCAGTACTTGGGCGGTGAGCCCGGGGACTACTCATCTGACGACATGGAAGACTGGGTCATCGGGGACCTCGTTACCGAGTACCGCACGTCGGGGGACAACCGCCGCCTTTCAGATGGTGGTGCCCCCACCCGCCACGCCGACTACCAGGAACCCGGTGGTGAGAACTACCGGGAACTGCTGCTGACGCTGCCTCCTCCAAGTTGGTGGTACGAGGGTCGGCGAGACGCCCCCTCGAACGAGGCTGCCGCTCAGGTGTTCACCGGCGGCCACTACGGGGACATCCCGAACGTCATTGCACATATCAGGTTCAATGAGCGGCGTATCCACACGCTAGAGGGGCTGCACATCCCCGAAAAGGACCGCCCTTACTTCGAGAAGAAGCTTGCCGACCAAGGATATCTAGACGTGCTCTTCATGGAAGAGGGCCAGGCAGACTGGTTTCAGGAAGGGCGGAAGAAGGGGTACGCACACGGCGCTGGGGAAGTGGATGTGCGGCACGTAAACAACAAGGTGTGGGATGCGCTTCGAGATGGCGAGTCACTCGGGTTTGTGAAAGCTGACAGCGAAGTGGACGCGATGGAGAAGGCCCGAGACATGGCTCGCAGCTTTGAGTCCAATGCCGTCCCCGACGCACCCTTCAAACGGTCCTGGCCGTCTCTCATTCTGAAGAGGCTCATCAAGTGGGCAGCAGACAACGGGTTCGACGCCGTGTCCTGGACTACGGGGGAACAGCAGTTCAAGCGGTGGGGGTCAGAAGAGGTTGCGTGGGTCCGTGAGGGCGACCACTGGCGCGTCTCTGCAACCGAGCAGCGGTCTGGGCACGCGGGTGGCGTGGACATCGAAGGCGAGGCGCGTGCGCGGGGCATCCTGCAAGAGGAAACGGGCACTGTGGTCCGCACCGAACAGGACTTGTTCGACGTGGTGAGGCGCGTGCTCACCCGTGAGCAATCAGCAGATCCTACGAAGGTGGCGAAGCGCGTCTGGGCCCGGATGCAGACCGAGGACGCGGGCACGTCCCTTCCCCGCAAGGAAGGAATGGAAGCCTTCTACGACCCCCCTCAAAAGGGCAAGGGCGGGATCCTGGTCAACGCAGCCAACAAGCTGGGCAAGCGGTTCGGGGTGAAGGTGGGGCGGGGGGAACTGGGTGAGCGCCCCCGTGCCGTCACTGATGGTCAAAAGTGGCGCGTAATGATGGGCATCGACTATCGGGTTGATGACGGTTCCATCCTTGACTACCCCTCAAGAGCTGAGGCTGAGGCTGCCATCGCGGCCAAGCCCGCTGCTACGGTCCCCACGCTTCCCCTGACCCCCGAGATGCGAGCCTCTGTAGTGGGTGAGGGGTTCTCCACGTTCGCGCCGAAGTTCGCTGGCGAGGACATTCACCCTCACCGCAGGAACGCAGGCAAGCACCCGCGCAAGCGGGAAGAGGGCGAGGCCGTCCCCCTGTTCGAGGCCCTGGACGAGCCGCCCGAGAGCCTCTACGAGACCTTCCTGCGGAAGATTCAGAACGAGTTCCTGCCTGTCCGCCTGACCATGCGTCGGCTGCGGGAGAAGGGGGCCAAGGTCACCGACGACTCGGACATCGAGGCCGTCATCGTGCGCCTGGCCGGCAAGGTCGAGAACCTGCAGGAAGAGAGCGAGCGCCGGTTCTTCGAGCCCATCAAGAAGCTCCTCGAGCGGTACGGGGCCACCGGGGACCGGACCCACGACCAGGCTGTCCAGGACGCCTCCGACCTGTCCATGGCCCTGCACGTGGAGGAGCGGAACGAGGAGTTCGCCAAGCGCAGCTACCGTGCGGAGGAGATCCGGGCTGCGGTGTCGGCTGCCAAGAAGGAGATCACTCTCCTGAGCAACCGGCCTGGGACCACGGGCACGGACATCGAGGGCCTGCGGGCCAAGGTCAAAGCCCTGCAGAAGGCGGCCACCCGCCTCTCCGCGAAGCAGTCCCCCTTCGACCACGAGAACAACCCCGCCGCGGGGATGAAGACCAGCGAGGCCAATGAGATCATCGCCCGGCTGGGCAAGGACAAGCGCCTGTCGAAGATCTCGAGCCTGATCCGCACGATGCTGGACGAGGGCATGGACCGGAGGGTGGTGTCGGGCCTGATCTCCGCGGAGGAGCGCGACCACCTCCGGGCCATCTACCCGAACTACGTCCCCCTGCGGACCCTGGACGTGGAAGAGGGGCCGCCCCGGCCTCGGGGGAAGGGCTTCTCCACTGGCGGGACGGAGCTGATGCGGGCCAAGGGTCGCACGACCAAGGCCGACAACGTTATCATGCAGGCGTTCGCCCAGGACGCCCATGGGATCGTGCGGTCGGAGTACAACCTCGTGGGGGTCGCGCTGCACCAGCTCCAGGCTGACAACCCCGACCTGCTCCCGATGGAGGAGGTCGAGCGTCCCGAGGGTGCAGAGGGCTGGACCCCTGACCAGAAGAAGGGCCCCACCTTCCGGTACAAGGTCGGTGGCGAAGAGCACATCGTCCGGTTCCGCAATCCGCTGCTGGCGAACAGCCTGAACCGCGTCGGGCTGGTCCACCCCAGCGGTGCGGTGAAGATCCTGCAGCGGGTGACCAGGATCATAGCTGCCATGAACACCTCCTGGGACCCGGAGTTCATCGTCTCTAACCTGGTGCGTGACCTGCAGACAGCGTCCATCACCATGCAGGGGGACGAGATCTCGGGGATCGCCCGGCGGGTGGTGAAGGACGTGCCCTCTGCCATCCGGGGGATGTGGGAGCATGTGCGGAACGATGACGTGAACACCACCTTCGGGAAGCTGGCGCGCAGGTTCGTGGCCGCTGGCGGGAAGGTCGGGTGGGCTCACCTTGTGGATGCCGGCGAGGTGCAGGAGAAGTTCACGAAGGCCCTGAAGGAGGGCCGTGCTCGAGCTGCGGGCAGGCACTTCATGGAGTTCATCGAGGACGCCAACAGCGCCGTGGAGAACGGCGTGCGTATCGCCTACTTCGGGCAGCTGCTGAAGGCCGGCGTCAGCGAGAAGGAAGCAGCCCGCAAGGCCAAGGAACTCACCGTCAACTTCAACCGCAAGGGCGAGTGGGGAACGGTGCTGAACTCGTTTTATATGTTCTTCTCTGCGGGTGTGCAGGGGACGTGGCGCACGATCACTGCGTTGCAGACATCGAAGCGCGTGCAGAAGGTGGCGGTCAGCATTGCTGCCATGTCGATGATCCTGGACTCGATCAATCGCTTGATCGCGGGGGATGACGACGACGGGAAGAACCACTGGGACAAGATCGACGACTGGGAGAAGGAGCGGAACCTGATCGTGATGCGGTCGGACGGGAGCGGGGAGTACTTCAAACTCCCCCTGCCTTACGGGTTCAACGTGTTCCACGCCCTGGGCACGATGCTGGGTGCGGCGATGTGGGGTGGGAAGCCCAAGTCGGAGGCGGTGGGCTCGGTCACGTCGGCCATCTGGAACAGCTTCAGCCCGGTCACGGAGAACACGTTCCTGCAGGCGCTGTCGCCCACGCTGATCGACCCTGCGGTGCAGATCGGGGAGAACAAGACCTTCTTCGGCGGGCCGATCTACCCGAGCGAGAACCCCTTCGGGCTGGCCCGGCCTGACTCGGAGAAGTACTTCCACTCGGTCACGAACATCTCGAAGGGTGCGGCCAAGTGGGTCAACGAGTTCACGGGCGGGGACGCGGTGAAAGAGGGCAAGGTCTCGGTCAGCCCGGAGACCCTCGACCACCTCTACATGGCGTACCTGGGTGGCCTGGCGCGCCTCGGCAAGCGGATCACTCAGGTGGTCTCGAAGCCCTCGGAGGATCTCCCCTGGAGGGACGTGCCGTTCGTGCGCCGGTTCTACGGTGAGCCCTGGGATGGGGCGATTACCGGGGACTTCTACGACAACCTCGAGGAGATCCAGCGGATCGACGCCCGGGTCAAGCTCCACCGGGAACTGGGGGCCTCGAGGAAGGCCATGGAGATCCGCAAGGACGGTCGTGGGGCCCTGAGCCTCATGGATGCCGGCAAGGCTGCGCGTAAGCAGGCCACGAAGCTTCGCAAGGCAGCTAGGGCCGAGGAGGACCCGGAGCGCCGACGTTCACTGGAGGAGCGCCTGCGGCTTCTGATGAGCCGTTTCAATAAGAAGTACTTGGACCGGACTCTTCAGCGGTAGGCCAGGTAGTGGCATCCTCCGACCAGGATCAGCCCGATCAGGACCAGTAGCACCACATCCCAGCGTTCTTGACGCGATAACACGACCCGGACGATACACCCCATGCCTGACGGATTCCTCGAACTTTCCGCGGGTGGCATCCTTGCCATTCTGATCATCCGTGAGGTGCTGGCCTTCCTGAAGGCTCGGCAGGAGGACCCGCCTGACCACGAAAGGATTCTTGTGATGCTCAAGAGCGTGATGGACCAGACCCAGCAACTCTACGACTGGCACGACCGCCGGGACGAGGAGGGGGTCCCAGTGTGGTACGTGCGGAAGAGCCTGGAGACGGCCCTGAGGGAGCAGTCCCACGCCATGCGGAAGCTCGCTGAGAACATTGGCGAACAGACGCGGGTGCTCGAGCGCCTTGTGGAGAAGATCAATGTGCCGGGGCAGTAGCCTGCTGATGCTCCTGGTCGGCTGCGCCCCCAACTACTACGAGGCGGGGGTGGGCCGGTCGGTGGGCACGTTGGCCCCGAGGGGGAGCGCGAGCCTGGACACGGAGGAGGACGCGCTCATGTTCACGGTGGGGTGGAACCCCCAGGCCGAGCGGCATCACCGCGAGCAGTTGCTTGAGACAGCGCGGGGGACGGGGCGCATGCCTCTGTCCCTGATGACCACCGAGGATCGCGCCAGCGAGGAAGAGTCGGTGCTTAAACGCCTGGCTGGCCAAGAGCCGCCCGACGACCCGTTGGCCGGCCTGGCCTATCTTCTCTGGGCCTTGGGCGTGGGGCTCATCATCCTGTGCGCTGCGGTGCTCAGGTACGGGAGCAGCCTGTGGAAGAAGAACGGGAAGCCTACTCTAGGCGATACACATACTCCCCAGCCTCCCGATCCCACCAGCGAGTAGTCAGGGTCCGGGCAAGCCAGAGTTTGTGAAGCCAGCTGGGTAGGCGGGTGTCCTCGCAGGGCACGTCGGAGGCGCGCACGCTCTTGCGGCCCTTGATCCACATGCGGAGGGTGGAGAGTGAATCGACTTTCATGGCCTTGCAAGCGCAAGCAGGAGGTCCCGGAACTCGGGAGGGGTGGCTGCCCGTTCCTTGTGAGAGTGCAACTCTACTACGCAGGTGGACTCGCTCGCCCCCCAGATAAGGGGCGGGGGCTCAGGGCCCACACAGTAGAGCCAAGTGGCTTTGCGGGCTCGATGGCCGTAGTGCCCCTGCTCCACACAGCAAGTCCACCCAGGGGCGTACATGCCCGCTGAGACCCACCCACCCGCACGAGGGGGGCAGGCGATGTTATGGAAGCCCCACGCGGAGCTACCCCGGGGGTGCTCAAGGACCCCTCCCCACTTCTGCACAGAGGCAATGGCGGAAGAGAAGCACCCGTCGTCATCCCCGCGCTCGAAGCGTTGAGGGGCGTGCGGAGACGGGGACCCGTACCAGAAGTTTGACCACCTCGCGCAGGGCGGATGAGCCACCACAGGGTGCGGTCCCGGGTACTCCCGAGCGTCCATAGGTAAGCCCCACGCTTCAACCCCCTCGAGGTCCGCGTAGCACCCGTTGGCTTGGACGAACAGTGCGGCGATGGTCTTCATTGAAGGCAGGTGGGGACAGCGGGTTGGCACCCCTTTCCAGGACCGTGAGGTCATGATGGGCCCGCTGCCCCCGTGTGGGTGGCGACTGGGTGTTTCAATGGGGCATGACAGACCCGTCGCGGGATCTCCCCGCGCACCATGCCCAGCCGCCGTGCGGTTACAGGTCTCCCTCCTCCTTGTACTCCATCCCGCGGGCGCAGTAGCCCTCCAGCCAGGAGATCGCCTCCTTGCGGGTGCGGGAGTCAGCGAGGCGTGTCAGGGCGCACCCCTCCTCCTCTCTATAAATTCCGTAGCCTCCACCTCGGGAGGGTAGGGCGGTCAGGCCGGTCTCTTCCAGGAGCCGGTCCAGGGTTTCGGATTGTTCACTCATCGAACGGGTTCTTCTCTTTCTGGGGTTGGTCCATGAACTCCCAATTGTTGGCGTTCATCTTGATCTTGCTGCGCTTCTGTCCTGTCTCTCTGTCCTCCCAGTGGTCCTGGGTCAGGTCCCCTTCGAGGAACACGGCGGAGCCCTTGGAGTGGAACCTCTCAAAGGCCTCGGCGCGTTTCCCGAACAGGGTCACGTCCAAGTACATGACGGTGTCGTCACGGTCCTTGTGCTTCTTGTTGACGGCCACCCCGCAGGAGGCGATGGCCATTTCGCTGGCGGTGTACTTCAGTTCCACGTCCCGGGTCAGGTGCCCGGCGATGATGATTCTTGCGTAGTTCACTACAGTGCCTCTGCTGCTGAGATTTTGTCGCGCCATTCAGATTTTGCTTCGTCGCTCACGCCGCTCTCCAGGGAGCGCAGCCTGCGGTGCCAGCCCTGGGCTACTTCGATGTGATCGAAGGTGGCCTTGTTCAGGTCCGGGCAGTCGAGGATGACGGTGAGTTCTTCGAGGTCCACGTTCAGCTTGGTGAACGCTTCCTTGAGGGCCACGCGCCTTTTGGCGAGCAGCTTCTCCCCTTCCTCGGCGGGGTCCTTGACCTTCACCTTTCGGGGGGCGCGCTTTTTCCGAGGTTCGGGCTCAGGTTCCTCTACCCGGTCGGCCTTCTGGGCGGCGTCTCCGTCATCGTCGGTCTGCGCGATGCCGAGAAGGGATGAGAGCGAGTAGCGGCGAAGGTAGGTGATGGCGCTCCCCATTTCGTGGGGCCCGATGGGTTCATATAGAAGGGTGCCGTAGTTCTCGTCCCCTTCTTTGGGTTGCTTCCATTTTGCGAGAAGGGTGGGCTTCATCGGAATGCGAGACACGCACCGCACCCATTGACCGCTTTCGTGGAACAGGGTGGTCGTGAGGGCAACGTGGGTTGTCCCCTCTGAGGTTGGCGCTTGCAGGACCGAGAGCCCGTTGTCGGCGAGCGGCTGGCGGTATGCGTCGATGACGCTGCTCAGGGTCGTGTATGTGCTGCCGAAGTGTGAGTTCTTGGCGTCCTTGCTGGCCGCGTGTAGCTGGCCTTGTGCTTTGCAGAGAGCGGCAGCGAGTTCGCTGACGTCTATGGTCTGCTCGTAGTCAGCAGCAGCTTGTATCTGGTCGTCGGGGTATTCGGGTGTCGGTTCCATCAGTCAAATGCTCGCAATATAGTTGTGGCTGGCACGGCCATCTCAGCGCCCACGCGCAGAAGCTTGACGACCAGCGAGGGTTTGGGTTCCTTCACCTCAGGCGGCGAAGGCTGCACGGTGATGGGCACGTCCCACATGGGCGCGGTGACCCAAGCGAACGCGGCCAGGATGATGATGGCGATCGGGGTGCCAGAATCGGGCGGGGGCGGTTGGATCTTCTTCATACCCCTGTATCGGCGGGCGGGGGCGTGGGGCTTGAGGTCTCATTGACCGACCGTTGCGAGGGACGCCGACCGCAGGTGGGGCACTCACTCATCAGGGTTTTCCTCGATCCACTGCTCGATCGCCTCTCGGGCCTTCTCTTCGTTCGCTGCTGTCCCGTGCCTGTCATCCCCCGGGTAGCCGGGTTCCCCCGGACCCCCGTAATCGTCGCTCACCCACGCCCAGTCAGCCCCTCGGATGGGAACAGGGATGGGCTCGTAGGTGATCGTCCAGCGGGACCCGTCGGTGGCCTTGTAGATCATCGGGGCGCACCTTCATTACAGGCGCAACCCGGGCAGTGGGTTTCCCTCAGAACGGAAAGGGCCTCACGCCCCCTGAGGTTGGCACCAGCCTCGACTGCTTTCTCCAGCGCCCCCCTGATGGAACGAGCCCCGCCACTCCAAAGTTTTTTCCCGCCGAGAGATCGGATGGTGAAGGCGGTCACTTTGCCACCTCCTCTCCCCGTGCGGGCCGTGCCTTGGCCTTGGCGAGAGCGGCGCGGGTAATCGAAATTGCGCGGTGTGCGGCGTCGTGGTCGCGCACCTGCTCGTCGAGTGGGAGGCCGTTCCACCAAAGGGCCCACGCCTCAAGGGCCTTGAGTGCCGATTCAAGGGCTTGCGCCCAGTGCTGCGCTTCGCGGACCGGGGCGGCGACGACCGGAAGGAAGTGCTCCCAGGTCGAACACTCCCCGGTTTCGTCGTCCCACCACTGAGCCTCGGCGCACGCCACGGCAAGCGCCTTGGCGACTGATGTTCGGCGGCTCTCACCGGCCATCGCTCCCCCCCTCTATCAGCATGTGCAGTTCCCGCAGCGCCTGCTGGACGTACGCCTCGGGCGCTGTCCCGGCGAACCACAGGGCCTCGTCTTCGGCCTGACGGGCTACCAGGGCTGTGATGGCGGCGAGGCGGGCTTCCAGCTTGGCTATGCGGACGACCTCCTCGGCTCGGCGTGGCAGGGCTTCGTCGAGTTCGGCTTCCAGAGCCTCGATCCTGTCCAGCGCCGACCGCTCCTTGTGATACATCACCGTCAGGCATTCTTCGGTGGCAACGATAGCTTCCCCCAGCTTGTCGTTGTGTTCGCCAAGATCCTTCACCTCGGCCTCCAGCTCCTCGATGCGGGCCTTGAGGGCCAGGTCGCTTGCTCTGTACCTCACTGGGGCCTCCGAGCGTCGAAGAGCAGGTCGCCCCAGTGGTCGGAGCCCACAAACCATTCGATGATGGCGCGGGGAACCTCTCGCCCCTTCACAGGGAGGAGCACGGGCCACGGCGGGTGGTAGTCGTCCACGCCGACGAACAGGTCTGCGAAGTCCGACAGGCTGTGGTAGGTGGGCCGACCTTCGAGCGTCACGCCCTCACCGTCCGCGGTGAATATCCAGGTGATGCCGTGCGAGATCACCTCGACCTCGCGGGGTTCCGAGGGCGTCTCGGGCCGCTCGTACTGGGCACTTCCGCCAGGGATATTGTAAGTCACGCCACCACCGCCCACCCGCAGAGGAGCAGTCCAGAGAGGATGACGAGCCAGGTGAGGATGGCCGTGGTGGCCTCGTAGTAGTTCCTGAAGATTCC